TCGCTGATTTAATTCGTTCATTGAATGCCATAGCATTCCTCTAAATCCTGCAATTGACTTTGACTGTCAGACATTTTATCATCTTGCACATTAGATTCTTTGACCTGGTATTTTTTGCCGTCAACTTCGAATTCTTTTTTGCCCTCTTCCTTGGCCTTGGCCAGAGCACCTGTAAACTCATTGCCCTCTTTGGTTTTTTCTTCTTCGACTTCGTCTTTGGATTCTGCAATGGCATTCAATGAACGAATTAAATCAGCGATATCTTCGCTGGCTTGTTTCTTGGCACGCCTTTCGGCAGTTTTAGTATCAGCGTCTTTACTGGTATCCTGTCCGGGTAGATCACGTTTGGTATATTGCGTACCACGAGCTGTTTTTGTAGCAGTATGTTTGCTGAGTTCTTTGGTCTTGCTACCACCACTGTCTGGTTTGTCTTTACCAAAATAATAGTCGTAATCTTCTTTGCTGCCTTCGTTCAGTTGCTGCTTGCCGCCCAGAGCATCCATCTTTTGCAATAATTGTTTAAAATCCATTTTAATCATCCCTTGGGGTTAGATATTTTATTTTGTTTTGAACCAACGGGACTGACATTGCCCATTGGCATATTCACTGATTTAGAAACATCGTCTTTGGCTATGTCGAATTTTCGAGTTTGTAGTTCTTTTAGCATACTATCAATTCGTTGACTGCCTACTAGGTTTTGACCACTGTCTGCTTCCAATTCAGGATTATTGAGCACTGAACCGTCTTTGGCTTTCTTTGGTTCAGCTGGTTGTGCCATATGTATGGCATCTTCTGTCTTGGTACGCACTACAACTTGACGAGGACTAATCTTCATTTTTTCCGCTAATACTTGTCTTACCTGATCAGACTGAACAGGATACCTAACTGTTACTTCTAATAAGTGACATTCGCAGACCCCCATACCAGGAAAATCAGCGTGTTCCTGCACTGGCAAACGTTTTGGAGAGGAAACCTGCTCTACCACATACATAGACAAAGCACCTTCAACGGTTTCTTTAATACTATCTTTGTTGTCGCAGCCAGCCAATCTTACAGTAAATTCATATACTGGATTAAGCTCAATAATATATTCAGTCAATGTTCTCATAGGCAATCCTAATATGTATATTTAGTTATCAAGTGGTTTTTGTTCTTTATTGCCGGAAATCAATTGCTTGAGTAATTCATTACGATCTACTGCCACTGCGTGTCCTTCAAGTGCTGAGTCGGCAGGATCCTCTTTTTTGGCTGTTTGATCTAAACGCATTTTTTTTAATTGTAGGTCAATCATTTTTAATTTTTTATCTATTTTAGCCTGTTTGGCTGTGATAGCGTGCCCTAACAACACTCCGGCTGTTTGTAAGATCTGACCACTAAACCTGGCTTCTACATTCATGCCCAAATTCATAAGGTCTTCAAACTTTTCTTTGGCCATATCACTGAGCTCGTCGAGTTCTCTGTCAGCAGAATCTAGGTCGCGAACCTGTGGCAATGCTCGATCAATGCGAGTTATGACATCATTGGCTATTTCCAATTGGCTTTGATTTTCGTTGATCAAAGCCATTACATTGGATTCCAGATCGGATTCCGGTTGAGTGTCAATTGGAGGAAGATCAAATAATTCTTCTAGTTTCTTGGTCATGGTAAAATATTTACCGCTTAGAATTATTCATATAAATGTCTTTTTCTGTTAATACTCTGAACCGCATGCCGTAGCTTTTACAAAACTCATTGGCTGCTGCCCACTTGGCCAAGTTCAATGCCACCGCAGCACGATCACGAACACTGCGGGCGGTTTCCATTGTGGTTTCTTTAGTTGGCTTTACTTCAATTACTTCTGCATGTTTTTTTCCTTTACTATCTACATAGACCATCATAAAATCGGGCACATAGATAGTATTCTTTCCAGAGAAGGGATTGGTATAAGGTATCATAAAAGGTTCGCTTGCCCATTGTAGTACACTGGGATTGTTATCACAGAACAACATAAAAGTAAATTCCCAACTACTACGATATGTGGGTTCTTTCCTGCCTACGTATTTTGCTCGATTTTTTATAGTGTATTTGCCATTGGCATACTTACTCATGGTAATATTGTTCTGGTTACATATTTACTGACTTGAGGTCGGTTGGTAACACCTAGATAGCTGGTGCCTACTCGGTTAAGATTAAGAAACATACTTGCGTAGGCACTTAATTCTTTAGACGACGCATCTTTAATATCTTTAAAACGATCTAACGTTTCTCTAGGATCAATATTCTGTGCCAGACTTGTATAAATTAAACAGCTGGCCAATACCAAGGCACTATTTGTGTTATCGGTTATTTTTTCAAAATAGCTAATAGTTGCTTCATTGATGTGTGAACTAATTTCAAATGCAGACTGAAGATAGTTATTAAAAAATGTACTTCCTTCCGAATTTAGATCACTCCGGGTGCTGACCTGACTGAGGTTCGACGGACTTGGCATGTTAGGATCTCGTTTCTAATTTAGTTTTTTCTTGATTGAGCAATGCTAGTTGTTGTTGCAATGTGGTTATTTCATTGCTTTTGCTGATATAGGTGTTATTGGCCACAGTTTTTAAATTATTCATCTGCTGAATCTGTAAATCTAGACTGGCCAACAAGGCATCTTTTTCTGCCACTCCCTGAGGTGTAATTGGCGTTAATGCTGCGACACTAGTTCTTTTTCCGTTTAAAGAAGAAATACTATTATTGGTATTGGTAAATTGATTAAGTGCAGCAGCAACTTCGTTTTCTGTTCTAGTAATTTTTTTATTTAAATTTGTAATATTATTATTAACCTGAATTAGACTGGTCTGTTTATTAATAGTATTTTGATCAGTGGGTGTATCAATAAAATTTTGATTATTGCCAATTATTAATCCATTGGGAGTTTTTGTTGGTTCAGAAGAATTTACATTTAATGGTAGTCCTGGATTATAATTGCTAGGAGCGCCAGTACTTTGTATTGTTGGATTTTTTGTGTATCTGTTGGTAATAGGAATACTATTTAATATAACTGCTGATCCTGCTAATATTGCTGCACTACTAGAATTTGCTATGCCCGAATACTTGTTACTGACTGCACCTTCTAGACCGGATGCTGTAACCACATTGATTCTGCTTGTTGGCGAACCACCCAGTGCAGTATTGATCTGCTCGGCAACGCCCGGTATAGCTCCAATGATGGCATTAGTGGCAGCAGTGTTGACTATCCCGGTAATTTCGGATACAGCAGCTTTTTTCAAATTCATACTTCTGGCCGTGTTTATACCAGCCGCTGCTTTAAATATGGCCGAAGCATAATCACCACGCTTGTAGTCTTCGTAGACCGAATCTGCTGTGTCCAATAGGCCTCCTGCACCAAAAATACTTTGAACTTTGCCTGGATATTGTAGTGGACTTTTGGTTTTATCATAATAAAGTTCAGCGAATCCTTTGACTGTGTTGGAACTTATATTACCATAATTGTATAAAATGTGCTCATACTCTATCATCAAGTCGTGAGACATAAGATCAGTTGATGCCGAACTATGCGTTGCATGTTTAAAATTTTTAATTATAGGATTTATAAGAATATATTCGCTGAATTTTTTTTGGTGTAAACTATAAATTCTCACTGTTTTTAGGTATGGTCGTAGTTCATCACTGCCTAGATCGTCTCTTGGCGAAAATCCAAAAGATCCTGTTTCCTGCGGCCTATACTTGTGTGTGTATCTATAACTGGTTTCAGAATAATCACTGTCTCTAAAGTAATATTTGTAATAGTCATACCAAAATCTTCTAATCACATCAGCACTGTCATCATGAAAACTCATCTGTATGGGTTCAAAATTAATTTTGCTTTGAACTACATTGGGTCTATTGTAGCTATTGTAAGTTTTAGTTGTTATGGTGTATTTTGGTAGGTCTACAGCCTTGGCCATTAATGCTATTTCGGTACTCAAAGTCTTTAAATCGCCCTTCATCCTGGTTAATCTAGGATCTAGATCAAAAAACACATGATATAAAAATCCTTGCTTTGGAATTAATCTAAAATTGCTACCAACAAACAATTGGTTCGCATGTTTATAATCACGAAGATTGTCTGGGGTTACTGCCTGTTTAAGAGTGGTACCCAGAAAATTGACCGCATTGGTAAAAATATTTGCCATATTAATATTTATTAAACAAAAAAAGGACCCTATTAGGGTCCTTTTTAATTGCTCACGAGATTATTATAAAGTTACATTTTGACCCGTTGATCTTCCAATGTTGGTTCCAATACCAGAACCTCCAGGAACTTGCAATGCATTGTCAAAGCGTAGAGTCAGTTGAATAGTAATAGGACCACTTTGCTCGTAACTTAATTCTTGATAGTTGGCTTCTCTAATGTAACAACCATACAACTCCCAAGTTTCTAGCACAGTAGGTTCATGCACACCATTCCCGCCATCAAGAATTTCACAACGTGTGATGAATTTGTAATCAATACCGGCAGCTGCCGAACTCTGCTCATAAAAATCAAATTGCTTCTGCAACTGTTCGCCAATCAATCTGCTGACGTTGCCCTTGGCATCATCTCTGAGTGTAGTACTTAAATCACTCCAATTTGGTTTTCCTGCCAATTTAACACGACTATTGTAAATCTGAATGTCAATATCTTCAAAGGTTACTTGAGGTCTGTTGAAAGTCATGACCTGCTTGGTCAATTCTAACCGGTCGGAACTGACCCCAATACCTTCAAATGTAACACGAAAGCGATACTGCAACTTGGGCATTAACAACCCTTGTGTGCTGGCACTTTGGTTAGTTCTTAATGGTACCGTAAATCTAGATAGAGAGGCAACTGCCATTTCAATCTCCTATTTCTTTAAAATATTTATCTTCATTTTTACCAAAATTTCTAACCATAAAAATTCATTTACAATAGTTTTAATATTTTTAATATTTAAGTAGTTGTAAGATTTGTGTTTGTTCCTGATATGGTCCCTGGGTTCTTTAACCTCACTGGAATATAAATAAATTCCACTGCTTTTACCGGTTCGATGGCAATATCAGCATATAGTTCGTTACGTGCAATACGTGCAGGAGTATTGTTAGTCTCATCACAGACTACAATGTAGTCATAGATACCACGTTTGGCAACCAAATCGTTTAAAAGACTCTCAATCAATTGTTTGAGTTGGTCTCGAGTGATCTTGTCATTGGGCTCAAATAAGAATTGATTACCAATGGTAGTTAATAGCACACGAAGATAATTGACCAGTCTGGCGACATTAACACGATCAAGAGCGCTAGAAATACTGGTACCCCCGGC